TTTTTAATACAGGTTTTGAGTAATCTGCTGCTTCATCATATCTGTACCAATGATATACATAAATTCCATCACAAATGAAAGCTTTATGTCCTGATTCTAGTATTTGAATATGTATATAATTATCACACATCAGCTCATGTCCTGTGACGGGAAAACCACCTGAATGTCTAATTGCTCCTACGTTCACACAAAAGAAATGACCTGAAAAATGACCAGCTTGATTTATATTTGAATGATCTGTGCACTTACCCCAATACTTGTCAGATAGGTGTTTTCCTATTCTTCTGTGATATTTGTAATCGTGGTTATGTATATCAACTCCAATAGCAAGTTGTTCAGTTGTGTTGACTCTATTAACTCTAGCTGAAAATAATCTACCTTCAGGATAATTCTCAATACATTTTTTTAATTGTTTGTACCAATCATTAGTAGTTAAGATAGCATCGTGATCAAGAAAGACTAACCATTCGTCATTCTGATATCTTTTTAAGATATCATTATAACCTGAACCTAAACATCTACCGTGATTAGTATATGAAATGTGAGGATAGATGTTCATTGTTATCTCTCTAACCTATTGTAGAGAAATAAACAACTATTTTTTATTCATATTCATAATGTCTGTAGCTTTAAGTCCGTAAATTGCGGCCACTACTGAAACCCAAAGTCCCACTATCCACCAAGGCATCTCTTGTAATTTTTGAAAATACAAGTCAATCTTCTCTTGCATCTTTTCATCTTCTGCAAATACAGAATATGCTAACAAAAACAGAGGCGAAGAAATTGTCAAAAGGACAAATTCGTCCTTCCAGTCGTTTTTTTGATTTTCTGCAATTTTACCAGTAAACTCAATTTCTCCACGTTTCATTTTTTCAATATGAAGAAGTTTAGCTTCCGACATTGCAACATCAGCTGCTTTTTTATTTTTGTAAATTTCTAGTCCAGCTTTGATTCCTGAACCAAATAGTCCCCAAGGTATCATTTTTTATTATGTTTAATTACTTTATATAATTTTTCATATTTTACACGATCAGCATGATACTCACAATACTCTCTCATCACTTGATCAATCTTAGCTTTACGTCTAGCTGACAAATAATTATATATATCAAACATTATTTTTAACGCACGTTCTCCCATAATTCTAAATCTATAACTTCTAAGTCTATCTTCAGCACGTTTTCTAGAAAATGGTGCATTGCCTTTAAAAAAATCATTTAGCTTGTGAATGACATCGCCATCTGTCATCTCAACTTGAATGGTTGGATACAATCTTCCTGTTTGATTTTTTGAATTAAAGAAACAACCCTCACCTTCAATAACACCTGCAAAATATGCAAGGTTATTTTCTTCTGATTGATTTTGTTTCCAAACTGATGATGGTACCTGGATTAAGTTTGAGTCCTCTTGGTTGAGGTCCTCTTTTTGGGGGTGGGCCAAATTTTTTACCACCACTAAGCCCTTTTCTTTTTTCCCTTTTCGACACCTTTAATAGTACCTTTGTTTTTAGAAGCGTAAAAAATCTTTTCACCTCTTTTTTTGCCATATTCTTTTTTCATGGCTTTCATTATTTTAGATCCTTTTTTTGTAAGTGGCATTATTTTCTCCTCATTATGTTAAGTTTCTCTTCAGCAATATCTAAACGCTTGTCTGAAGCTTCATCTTGTTGTTGAAGTCTGTCATACTCAAATTGTAACTTCTCGTTAGCTCTCATATTCTCTTGCTCCATCTTCATTTGAGTTTCTTTTTCTTTTCTTTGCATATCCATAGCACGTAAATCAATTTCTTGTTGTTTAATTCTAACAAGTGGGTCTTCTTTGTTGCTACTTGCCATTTCTTGTCTAACTAGTTCTGCTGTAATCTCTGCTGCAGCAGTTGCAACTGCATTATCGAATGCAACTTGGAAAGCTTGAGGGTCTTGTTGTTGTAAATTTACTAAACTTGGGTCTTGTGCAAATTGTTCTCTAACTTCTTTCTGTGCTTTGAAAGAAATATGATCAGATATGTGTGATTGTAACAATGCATACACCATAGGATTGATCTGAACCATTCTAGAAGCCATAAATGCCATATGAGCAGCTATGTGTGCGTCATGATCTTGATATTCAAACGCAGTTAACAGCTTCATTTGTAGTGCTCTAGCATTTTCTTTAGCTGGATCTTGTGGTTGAGGTTGTTGAGGCGGTGGATTTAACAAAGTTTCAATTTGTTTTGTTCCTAATGCCTGATAAACACGTCTGTAAGCTTCGTGAATGTTGTGAATTTGCGGATTTGTCTGTGCAATTTGTAATTGTGTCTGTGCTAACGTTACTCTTTGAGCCATAGACATAATATTTGGATCAGCAACAGGTAAAATATCTACTCTTTGGTCAAAATCTGCCGATTTAATTTGTCTTGGGCCACCATAAACATCATAAGGATACTCAGGTGGAAGAAATTCTGCACAAATTCTTGCTAAAATTTTAAATTCTACTCTCATTGCGTAGTAACAACGCTTGTGAACACCACTCATCACACGACTTCCACGCTCCATAAGTGCTATTGTAGTGCCAACTGCTCTATTTTGAGCATCCGCACCTGTGTCAAACTCAGTTATAGCTGAAAATTTCTGTCCTGCTTGTACTACAAAACCTAAAAGTTGGAATAAAGTACCACTTGGTTCACTAAAAGGTAGGTTAAAAAACTGATCTCTAATGTTTCCACCAGGTGCATCTACATCTCTAAACTCTCCTGGCTGAATGGGTTGGTCGTCATCACGTACTCTTAGTCCTCTAGACTTAAATCCTGCTGGTAAATTCTTCAAAGTACCTGCATCGATTAATTGTCTAAGGGTAATTGTAGCCGCTCTAGATAATCCACCGATTGTGTGAATTAAACCAAAGCCATAAAAACCTAATCCTGGTAAAAATTTGTAGTGTACAAAGTATTCAATTCTTGTGTACGTTGGATCATCCATTCTATAGTTTCTGTAAATAGATAAAACTTCTCCTGACCCTTCATCGATTGTTACAATGTATGGAATCTTGATTGCACCTTTTTGTGATCGCTTATCAAAATTACCATATTCATCTAAATTTAACTCTACATGCATTTCTAAAACCGTATGAATGTAATCTGTGTATGTGTTCTTAATTCCTTCTAGTTGATCAATTTTAGAATCTAGACTACTTGTTTGCATTTCAGGTTGAGGTAGTTCTACATTTCTGTAAAAACCTGCAGCCATTTTTTTATTAAGTTCATTCTCGGATGATTTCATTACGTGTGTAATTCTACCTGCGTCTTTTAAATCTGATGCGTAGTAAGGTACGACTAAATCGTTAGCTGGAATAAATTTAGAAACAGGTCTGTTTAAAAAAGCATCATAATAAACTTTTTTAAAGGTACTTCCTTGTAATGGTAAGTAATATAACATCTGATCCATGTCCGTTGTATATTCTTCCATCTTCTCCATTAATAAATAGTTCATGTATTCTTTAACACGATCTGATTGTTGTTCGGTGGCCGTTGATCGTAAACCTACGATCTGTGTTCTAACTGGCCCGTCTGATGGAATGAGTTCTTTGTATGCAGTGGCTTGGAATGCCGTAGCAGATTCACTTAACAACGGATGGGTGACACCTGATGCACCTCTGAATGGTTTGGTTTGCTCTGTGTATTTAACACCTAATAAATCTAAACCTTTCTCAATGGCTTCTTCCCATTCTTTTCTAGATTCTTTGTCTTTTTTAAATTCGTCAATAAGTTCAGACCCTAGTCGTCTAAGCACACGTTCATCCATGTCCTCAGCTAGGTTAGCATTGAAATCGTCTTCTGGAGCTTCTTCGATTTGTTCTTCTCCCTCAACTATTACTTCAGGAGGCAAGCCTTCTGGTTGAACCATTTCTTCTTCAACTTCGATATTTTCGTCCAGCTCTGTCTGATTGTTATTTTCTATCGCCATATTGATAAGTTATCATAATCTCTTAAAGATATCTACTACTAAACCGCCCTCTCGCTTATACAACTTCTGCGTATACTTCATTGCAGGTTTAACTTCAATAGCAAAAGCATTAAAATATAAATTAGGGTTATTCTTATCCATAAAAGTAGTTCCTTGTATTTGTTGCTCAAAAGCATCTTCATGCCATACGTCTCTGGTCTCTTGATTTCTTAAAGGATGAGTAGATGGATATCTTTTATCTGTTCTTGTTTTAATATCTTTATAAGGCTTATTAGGATTTGATAAAGAAATTTTAATTGGCCCTGCTTTTGAATCATTGAATCTTGCAGACTTCTTCATTAGCTGTGGCATTACAGCTTCTCCTCTGTTTCTAATACCCTTTCCACTTGCATAACCATAAAATCTTTCGTTACCTTCTTTATAGCCTTGTCTGATATGTAATTTGTTAAAAGGCATAACGGCTACGTAATCGACATTCTCTTTAGCCGCTTTGTTCATTAAAAATTTAAGAGCATAGTCTCCATAAGCATCTGCTTCTAACAACGGAAAGTAATCACTTTTACTTGAGCCTCTACCTGCTGAAGTATATAGGTTATTTAATTTTTTAGATGTATCAGCAAGCTGAGTTGATAAAGAGCTAATTAGTCTGCTGCTACCTGTTTTATAAGCTTGGTCTAAATCACGTATGAGTTCTCCACGTGCCTTGTTTAACATTTCAACTTCTAATTCTTTTTGGAAAGGATTAATTCTTTTTTCACCTTTGAAAGCTTCTTTGGCGGTAAGTTGTTTTGCAATATTCTGATTAGCGTCAGATTGTATTTCATGTATCACTAATGCTTTCTTACCATCAGGTGTGTATCTAGTATCATACCTTACGTGAAAGATATTGTTCTCAATGTCTGAGTAGTGACCAAACTTTCTTAAAGGCTCAGAGTTTCCAGGAATAGGTTCTGGTAATGAGAAGACCGTTTCTCTGTAATTGTCTCCGCCTTGTAATGTATAACTTGTTTCTTCTTTGTACTTAACAGGTTTAACATCTGATTTTAATTGTTTGATCATGTCATCAGCTTCGCCTTGTAACTGATTTAGTTTAGTAATAAAAGTTTGATCAGGATTAGGTTGTGCTCTTGCTTTTGCTCTAAGTTCAATAATGTCTTTAGTTAAATCATCATAAGCTTTTGTTGCACTTGGTATGCTACCTCTATTAATTTCATTTCGTATGGCTCTTAAGTTTCTATCCATTTGATTCAATCTTGGTATCTCAGTAATCTTAGGAGCAATATCTTTTAATACGTTGTAAGTTCTATTATAAATTTTTTCTACAAGTGCAGGAGCCATCGTTGTACCATACTCTGTAGAGACTAATCTGTTTACTGGATTCAATCTAATGGCGTTACCAATATCTTGTGCAGAAAGCTTTAAACCAAATTTACGTGCTGAATCTAAAAGGCCACCTGTTAAATTACCAAACTCATCAAAGTTAGCTAAGTTTGTATCAAATAATTCTTCAACACTAATGGATGCTTCTTTGCCTGCAAATCTAGAACCTTTATCATAAGTAAATCTTTTAGGTTCTCTAACTGTTTTAGTTACAGGTTCACCAAATACTTTCATCTTAACTTTTCTTGTAGAAGTTAAATGATTCAACCATTCGTCAGGTGTGTATTTACCAGGACCCATTTTCATTGCCCAGTCATAAGTAGAAGAACCAAATAGAGGTTGTTGTCTTTCACCCATCAAAAGATCATCAGTGACCTTTCGTTCCATAACGGCAGGTGTCTGCACATCTTTTTTAGCTAGTTCTCTAGCAGAAAGATTTTTATTTTCCTTTGCGTATGTAATTAATTTTCTACCTTCACCTGTAGCTTTTGAAGGTTCTGGCTTTTTGGTTTTTTTAAGAAGTGACCCTATGCCTCTGAAGATCTTTGTTAGATCGGCCATTTAGCCTCCTAACAAATTTTGGTAGGTTTGTTTTTACCTATTTTAGTTTTAACATAAACCATAGCTCCTGATTTAGCTTTCATGGTTTTCATAGCTTTAAAATCATCTCCCGTGATCTTGTCAGGTGGAGGAGCCATTCTTGCAATCTTTTTTTGTTTAGGAGATAGGCCGCCTGATTTATATTTATACATCATGCCACCGCCCATTTTTTTATCTTTTTCACCTAATTTAGCAGCACCATAGCCTGCAATTGCAGCACCAATAATTTTTCCAACTCTTGGAATTTTAGAAAGCACGTTACCAGCTCCTGATAATTTCATTCTTCTTTTTACAAAATCTTCACCTACTTTGCTAACACCTTTGTTAGTAGTGTTAACTAAATCAGAATAAGGATTTTTTCCGCTCATTAAAGTTTTGTGTAAAGTATCTTTATTTATTTTAGAAACATCTTTTACAATTTTTTCGTAAGACTCATTACCTTTGTAAGGTACTCCAGTAATCTTACTCATAATCGCATAAGATTTTTTTGCACCAGGTGATTTTAAAGCCTGTTCCATTTTAACTTTTTTAGTAGATTTTTTTAAGCCCTCTAAATATTTTCTATACTTTGTATCTTTTTCCATTAGAATATCCCTTTAAAGTTAGTTCCTCTGATAGCACATCCTGTACCCCTAGCTTTTGACATGCCACCTGTTTTGAAAGAACCTTCAGTTGCTGTTAATCTCGCACTTCTTCTCTTTGCAAATTTACCTAAATCTCTTGATGCTTGTTGTTTGGTGTATTCTTGTTCAGGTAATCCTGATCGTAATCCTGATCTAACCATTTTTGGATATTTTTTATTTTTTTTCATTCTTTGTTCATTAATAAATTTAACTTGAGCTTCTACATCTGGGTGATCTTCTGGAAAATTTACAGACACACCTTGATTAGCTTTCATAACTTTTTTCTTTTTCATACCACCGTATTTCATTTTATTTTTTTTGTACATTAGAATACTCCTTGAAATTTTTTACCACTGATTGCTATTCCGCCACCTCTGCATTCCATCATTCCACCTTTTTTAAAGGAACCTTCAGTTGCTGTTCTTCTTTTAGCTATTTCATCTATAAGAGGTTTTTTCCTTTTATAGTCATACTCTCTCATTTCTTTTTCTCGTTCTTCTTTAATTTTTTTAAATTTTTGTTTGGTGTCTGCTTGTTTATTTCTTTGGTCAAAAAGAATTTTTGCTTTTTCAGCAAGTTGTTTATTACTTAATTTTTTATTGTCTACATCTGATGCGAAATGATGTATATTTAT